CTCGGCGCGAACATCGTCACTATGCGAAGTCTCGCACGCGCGGCCGATCCGGTCTTGTCGGCGGGAACGTACTCGGCGGTGATGTCGTGGGTCAATCCCGGTGACATCGACTTCGGTCTCGCAACTAACTCGGGATTTCCCGAACTGAACGCGCTGCGTGAGCTGTACGACATACCCACGCATCAGGGTGTGCAGGTGAACGTTCCGTTCCCACTGGAAGATCACATCGGTGACACGTTCACCGCGGAGCAGATCCACGTCTTACCGCAGCTGTCTCTTCACACGTCGGGCGGACCGCTCACCGAACCCCACGTCTACGGACGGCAGGCTGCGGCGCACGTGTACAGCACCATCATCGCCTCACAAGAGATCCTCGTCACAGGAAGTGTGGGCGGACAAGCGTGGCAGCAGGCGCGGTATTACGCGCGGCGCTATGGCAACACCACTGTGCCACTGCTACTGTTCTCGCCCGACGCCACGATCAGTGGTGCGAGTAATCAGATCACGCTAACGCCCGGTGAGTGGGACGCACTACCGGAGATCATTGATCGCTGGAAGGAGGTGACGAAGCCATTCCCCGTGGCGCCCGTGATGCCGAATGGGCAGGTGCGCTGGCGGTGGTCCGCGACCGGAGAAACGGCCGGAAACCGCTGGGAGGTACTCGGCGCGATCGCTCCGGCGATCTCAGGCATTCCGGGCAACTCACTCAACAAGGTGCCCGCACCGAACCAGCTTTCACTCGCCACGTATGGTGCACCGTCGCTGGGCGACTCCACCAATCTCGGCTGGGCACCCGGGTACTCACCGTTCGTCACCACTACGACGGATGACCAGACGGCCGACGCCGTGCTCATGTTCTCACAGGACCCACCGACGATCACTGGCTTTGCGATCAACCTACAGTCACAGTCCGTCACCGGGTTCACCGAGTGTACTCACGGTCCGTGCTGCCTACCGTCGGCGATCCAGTACCACCGCGTAACGTGGTCGCCGACGACGCTTCCGACGACCGGCTTCGGTGCGTACGAGTTGCAGCGTCAAGATGTAGTCAACGCTGCGTGGCAGACGATCATGCTCGCCACGTCACCCGCGGTGACGGGGTTCAACGACTATGAGGCGCGCGTTGGCGTGCTGTCCTCGTACCAGATTCGGCAGCTCAACGTTCTCGACTTCGCGGGCCAGTGGTCCGTCACGGGTACCGGAACCGTTACGGCACCGGGTGTCACGCTACCGTCGTGCGGTTCTAGTAAGCGTGGTGTGCTTATCTTCACGAGCAACGAGTCACAGGCCGGTGCGTACAACCTCGCGTACGCGATGACGTGGGATGAGTCGCCGGTAGAGTCGTTTGACTTCCCAGAGGCCAGCGCCGTCCAGTTCACGACCCAGCACGACCGTGACTATCAGGTCGCGTTCCACGGCAGTGAGCGCGGTGGCGAGACGTTCACGCGAAGACTCTTACTCGCGAACGCGGCGATCGCGCTGCCTCGACTCGCCAACGTAAGATCACTACGAGACATGGCGTGGGCCGACCTACCGTACGTCTGCGTGCGTGATGACATTGGCGACCGGTGGCTCGCCGCCGTCATCGTACCTCACGATGACGTACGACGCAACCGGCGCCTGTACAACGCAGAGATCACCGTCGTCGAGGTCACCGCGACGCCGAGTCCGGTGGACCCGTGATGCTCACCAACTTTCCACTCGACCCATACCTCGACATGCCCGCATGGCGCGGCCAGCGCGTCGAGCGGTTTCGGTTTGAGTGGAAGAATGCCATCACTGGAGAGACGCTCGGGTGGCTCACACCCGAGAAGGAACCGGTGCCGCTACTGACGCACAACACGTCGATATCGATCAAGCGTACGCTATCTCTCGACCTCGGCACGTTCGACACATCGCAGGTCAACGCACTCACTGATCGCATCTTACTGTGGGTCGACATCGGAGGGACGACGTACCCGCTAGGTCGCTACATGTTCACGTCGGAGACGGACCTCAAGTCGACGCGCGGTGATCGTGGCACGTTCCGTCTACTCGATGAGGGCTTCATCATTGAGCAGCAGATCTCCCAGGGATTCGCGTCGCTCGAACTAGTCGACGCGGCCGTCTTCGACTTACTGACGGGTCTCCCACTGGTGAGTATTGACGTCGAAGCGACCAACTTACGCTCGACGGGAAGCTGGAGCGTCGGCACCAACCGTGGACAGATCATGGAGGCGTACGCAACGCAGGGCGATTACTTCCCATACTGGCTTGGGAATGACCAGCACGTACACATGATTCGTACGATCGATCCGGCGGTCGAGGTCCCCGACTTCGACTACGACGCCGGCTTCGCGATTCGACGTGACTCCATTAACATCACAAGTGACGTGCTGTTCGCGCCCAACCGGTTCGTCGTCATATCCAACTCGGGTGCGGCTGAAACCGATCCGTTAGTCGGTACGTACGACGTACCGCCATCCGCGCCGCACTCCATCGCCCAGCGGGGTTTCGTCATTCAGCAGACCGATGAGATTCAGCTCGGATCGCAAGAGCAGGTCGCGGCAGCCGCGCGCAACATCGGCATCCGGCAGACGATCTTCGAACGCGCCACGTTCATCACGCCGATTGACCCACGCCACGACTCGTACAACGTTGCTCACCTTGCCGGCGATAAGTGGCTTGAGATCGCCTGGTCGATGGAGCTCATCGCCGGTGGCGTGATGGAGCACACGATGCGAAAGGCGTACGTGTGACACCCGAAGAGATCCAGACGCTCACGCAGTCGATCGTCGCGAACGCGAAACGACTTGGGCTGCTGTGGGGTTTGCGTCCAGGACGTGTCACGTCGACGTCACCGAGGCTCATGGTGCTCTGCGACGGCGACGAAGAGATCAGCATTCCGTGTGACTCGATGGTCGGGCAGTTACTCGTCGGTCTACGCGTCTACGTGATGGCCGTACCACCCTCCGGCAACTACGTCGTCGGATTCCTCTCAGGCTTCGGCCAGGAGGTGTACAACAACGTCCTCACGGGCGACCCGTCCAGCGGCGGCACGACGTCCGGATCGCTCGCGAACATGCCCGGGCCGATGCAGCTCAACATGCGCAAGTACAACGAAACCACGCGGATACGACTCGGCATCGCCGGTACGTGGTTCGACGCGGCGGGCATCGCGGGCACGTCACCGCAGTTCGCCATCAACGTCGCGGGTGCGAGCTTCGGCAACGGCGACCAGTTCCTCAGCGTGTACCGCGCGACGCTGCCGGCGGGCGTCGTACGACTGCCCATCATTCCGATGGAGAAGATCTTCACCGGGATTGGATCGGGACTGCTGACGCTCACCGCACGCTGGGCGCGTCAGACCGGAACGGGAACACCGTCGGTCGCGGCCGGCACCGACATTCTCAACATGACCGCCGAGGAGATCATATGACGTACCGAATCACGGCGACGCTCACGCGCGCCGATGAGACGACGCACACGTCGACGGAGTTGACGGCGCTCGAGCTCGGCGGTGAGTGGGTGCTTGATCTGACGAGAGTGGACAATCCGACCGTGGTGGCGCAGCTCGTACTCGTGATCACCCCGCTCGAGGACGCACAGTGATGCGGTGGTCAAGGTAGAATCTCGACATGCTCTACATCGTTCCGTCACGCGGACGTCCACACAAGATCGTTGAACTCATTGAGTCATGGGAGGCGACTCGCGAGGACGCAAAGCTCTGCATCGCACTCGATGAGGACGACGAAACACTTCCTGAGTACATGAAGGTGATCGAGCGACCGCCGCACTACTGGCTGTCGTGGCGCATCGCACCACGCATGCGAATGATCGGCACGCTCAACCACTGGGCGAAGTACTTCGCACCGAACAACGACGTCATCGGCTTCATGGGCGACGACCACCGACCGCGCACGCAGCACTGGGATCGATACGTCGCGGAGGCCGGACGCGCTCACGTCGTCTACGGCAACGACCTACTGCAGGGACCGGTGCTGCCGACGCAGGTGGCAATGCCCGGTCGGTTCATCACGGCGCTCGGCTACATGGCGCCACCCGGACTCATTCACCTCTACGCGGACAACTTCTGGAAGCAACTGGGTGAGCGCGTCGGCATCACGTACCTCCACAACGTCATCATCGAGCACATGCACCCGGTCGCCGGCAAGGCCGAGTGGGACGACGTGTATAAGGAGGTCAACTCCGGCACGATGTACGAAACGGACCGTGCGACGTACCAGCACTACATGGACACGCACTTCGAGGCCGACGTGGTGAAGGTGATCGAGGGACGCAGTAAGGGTGATGAACGTGGCTGAGTGGAAGCTCTTTGACGGAGACGTGGCGCACGTCAGCACGGAGGCGTTCCACGAGCACCGTGAGCGCGCTCCCCACTGGGAGCAGGCCGTTCATCGCGATCGTCTCGAGGCAGCACACACGTTCGTGGTTATGGCGGCGCACGAGCTCTTTGCGGACGGTCGGACGCACCCGACGATCGTGGATCTCGGATGCGGGGACGGTGGACTCGTCGCAGCACTACGTGACGGTAAGTTCAACGTATACGGCTATGACTTCCAACCCAGTAACTTCATGGGACACGTGGAGCGTGGCGTCGCGTACTGCTGCTTCATAATGGACTTCGTTGCCGGATGGGATGAGGTTGTCGACGCCGACGTGTATGTGATGACTGAGGTTCTTGAGCACCTCACCGATCCGCACAGCATGCTTCGCCGCGTGCGTGAACGCAACGCAATTCTCATCGCATCGTCACCTTACACGGAGCACGCCGGTTCACACGACGAGTGTCACGCGTGGGCGTGGGACCAGCCCGGCTACCGCGAGATGATCGAGTCCGCCGGTTTTCACGTCGTCGATCACGTCACAGCGGGTGGGATGTTTCAGGTCGTGAGGGCGGTGTCCGCATGAGGAAGTTGCGAAGGTTCTACACTCCGGAGAGACTCGCCGAGATCTACGGCGGTGAGTACGACCACACGCGCTGGCCCGAGCACGTGGAGCGGGTACGTCAGACGGTGGACATCGTAAACACACTTATCGAGGTCAACCAGCTTAAGAGCGCCGCCGACTTCTCAGCGGGCGACCGCGCGATCGCCCGTGGGCTCATTGGTCTGACGTCTCTTCATACGTCCGATGGCGACATCAATGCCGATCTCAATCTTCATCCTAGTCTGGTCGATCTCTTCATCTGTACGGAGACGATCGAGCATCTCGAGGCGCCGTGGACGACGCTCGAACGCATCGCTGAGAAGACGCGCTGGCTCGTGCTGTCGTGTCCGCACGACGAACCGAGTCACTACGGCAACTACGAGCACTACTGGTCGTTCGACGCGATAGACGTGGACGACATGCTCGCGTGCGCCGGGTTCGAGGAACGTAAGATGCATCTCCTGACGGGAGAGGGCTGGACGTACGAGTATCAGCTGTGGACGGCGAGGAGTACGGTGTGAACATCGGTGTCGTGATCCCGACGCACACGCGTCGCTTCACTAACGGGATGCTCATGCGCGCGATCAACTCGGTCGCGCAGCAGACGTACATGCCGACCGAGCTCTGCGTCTTCAACGACGTGGAACGTAAGGGCGTGCCCTACGCGCGGCAGCGGGCGCTCGAGATGAACACGGCCGAGTGGACGGCGTTCCTCGATAGCGACGACCACTTCATGCCACATCACCTCATACGTCTCGTGCAGGCGCAGGAGGAGTCGGGCGCCGACTACGTGTACTCGTGGTACGAACTCATACGTCTCGGTAAGTCACTCGGTGAGGTTGATCCGGTGTTCCCGCCCGGCCACCGCTGGGCGCCGTGGAATCCGGCCGAACCACGTCAGACGACCATCACAATGCTCGTGCGTACAGAGTTGGCCAAGGAGGTCGGGTTCTGGGCGCCGGAGGACGAGCAGACGTTCCCAGACGGTCACCGCGTGGGTGAGGACTGGAACTTCACCCTCGAGTGCAACCGACTCGGCAAGATCTACCACATACCGGACCAGACGTGGTACTGGGAGCACCACGGCGGGAACACCTCGGGTCGTGCGGGACAGGGTGATGCGAAGTGACGGTCTTGGTGAGTGGTGGCTGGTGCGCACCGTCTGAGGTCACATACGAGTATGTCACGCTGGTAGAGCCTGAGAGGTGGCCGGTAGGTCTGCGCGAGGTCGACCTACAGTGGATCGCGACGATGTTGTGGCTCGGTGAGATCGACGTCGCGGAGGATCATCTTCTCGACCTGCCTACGATCGCGGTTCGTCGCGGTGGAATTCGCTGGCCCGGTGCGGCGTGATCGTCTACGTCTACCCAGCGGACCTCATGGGCTGCGGCTACTACCGCCTCATCTGGCCGGCAAAGCAACTCATCGCGATGGGGCACGACGTACGGATCGTGCACCCGCAGTCGGGTAAAAAGATCAGCGGTGGTCTCGACGGTGACGGTAGACTCGTCGCGATGA